TGGTTTTGGCAACCGTATTTTCAGGGAAATGCCGTCCCGTGGCCTTGAAGAACTCTTCATCGTCCATCAGGAAATGCAGCACTTGACATCGGCAGTTGCAATCGTGACCGGCAACACCAGATTGGCCGGGAGCGGTCGTTTTCACACCGCCGCCCAGATCAAACAGTTCATCTTCCAGAATCACGACATCGTGCATCTTCACATGGTCAGGTGCGCCCGGTCTGATCTTGCCTTTTTTCCAACCTTTTTTGGTCTTGTATCGGCTTTGCGGACGAACAACGCCATCTTTCATGGTCTTCCATTTCTTGACCATTCGCATACCAGATGATCCCTTTTGCAAGGTTTCATCAATATCCTTGGCTGCTGCCAGATGTCCCGCTTCTCTGACCCGGTGCATTTCAGTCCTGGCAATCAGGATGCCTTTTTTATAACTCCGATCCAGATTGTCAGCGATCCGATGGGCAATGGTTTCAAAGCGATCTCCCACGGTCAGAGCCGTAGCGATTTCTCGCTTGATGCCCCATGTGATATCCTTGTGGTTCTTCTCCAAAGCAATTTCCATGATGGCATTATCCACGGTAGATTGCAGCTTGTGAGCGGTGGTCATGTCCACGCCCTCAAAGAACGCTGCCGTGTCCTTGCCGCTCATAACGGCGCTTCTCACGCCATCATAGGCAAGCTGGTACATTTCCTCAACCGTCTTTTTGATCTCATCGGAAACGCCAACAGATAAACCGCCCAGCTTTTCTTCCACAGCTTTCAGAAAACGGGCATCCCGTCCTTTTGCTCGTAAGATTTCATAGGTCAGTTTGCCATCTTCCGCAAGCTGGTAATATTCCTCGGAAATGAATTGCTTTGTCTCTTTCAGGATTTGCTTGTAGAGCTTCCTGATCTCCTTTTCAGCCTTTTCCTCCCGGTGATCTTCGATCCTTTGGAGCTGAGAAAAGTGATAGCTATAATCCCTTGCCATAATGCACCCCCAATGAAATCATTAAGACTGCACCTGTTCCTCGAAGATGGATTCAGCTGTTTCTTTCGATACTCCAAGTGTTCCAGACACAATGGAAAGGGCTGCATTTCTTGTCAACATACCCGCCTTGTATTCCTTGACGATGCTCAAAAGTGCGCTAATCTGAGCGCCGTTCAAATGTGTAGTGCTATCAGTAGTTTCCTCTGCCAGTTCTTCATCATCCTCAATATCTTCATCAGGAGTATACAGGGGAGCAATATCATTTTGCTCTTCCTCAAGCATCTGCATCACTTCTTCGACATCATCAATGAAGGAATACTGTTCAAAGGCTTTGCGCTGGGGCATACCAGAACTAATCATGGCAGACACAGCAGCGGCTTCGCTCTGAACATCGACCGGGAAGTTGCGCTTGAAGGAGATATAACACTGGAGCGGATCACAAGCGATCTGCTTCTTTGCCCAGCTACTTGCAAGCAGTCTGAACATATACACGCCAGCGGAGATCATCTTTGCTTGGAACATACCGCACTTGGTTTCAAGCCCGGTCAGCTTAAACTTCATCGCAACGCCGGAAGAGTTCTGGCTAAAGTTTTCATCAGCCATATTCGGGGTCTTGCTGAATCGGTAAATGTTTTCCTCCAAGCGGTCAAGATGATGCTCAACAAAAGCGTCATTGATATCCTTGGTGATGAAATGGATGCCGCCCGATTCAGAACCGGCAGTGAAGTACTGGAAAGCACCAGTCTTTTGACCTCTCCTGATCTCCTCTTCCTGCATATCAACATTTTCAAAAGCCATGTACGCATTAGCAAAGCTCTCTACTTCATTGTTGATATCGGAAGTAGCCCGGTCATAAGCATCAATCAGCTCCATGACCTTCTCGACATCGCCCAGCATTTCAGAGTTGTTGGGGATGCCCTGAATAGCGCAGTAACCGAACAGGTTCGGAATAGCCTTTTCAGGGATTTCCTTGAACCCCAAAAAGCTGCCCTCATAAAACCGGATCGTTTCACCGTCATCAAACTCAGCGCACCAAATCTCGCTGCCGCTCAAGTCGTTGGTCTTGTAATAGCGGATGCCGTACTTCGGTTCGGTGATATTGGTTTCAGAAAGAATGATGGTTTCATAAGAGGGAAGTGCCATGACCCGCTCGTTGCCGTCAATGTCGAAATAGAACATCCGGCCCGCATAACCGGCAATCGCAGCAAACTTGGTAACATCCATATCAATATCGTACATATTGTTGAGTGCTACAAAGTCACTGAGCTTCTTGCTGGCTGCGTCTCTGGCAGCTTCACCGCCCGTATCTTCTTCGCTTTCGGTTGTATCAGCATAGGTGTAAACGGCGGGCTTTCCTGCGAAATATCCCGTTTTGAAGTCCACGATCTCGCCCATAAAGTCGTTGTTGACCTTATTGTTAATCGGATTATCTTCATCAAAGCGGGGTTCACGCTCAAAAATAGGAACCTTGCCGTCAAGCGCTTCATATCGCTTGTGAAGGCTCCTGTTATAGTCGGCGTTATCTCTATGCTTGTCGATGATATGATTTAACAGAGCGTCAGAAATGCCGTTCTCTTCAATAGCCCTGATCTCTGCGCTGAAATCGGGATATAATTCATGCTCTGCTCTTGGCATTGTGTTTCCTCCGTTTCTTGCTGGCCTTTTTGCCGACATTGGCAAAATGCCTGTCGAACATGACCTTTCCATCAAAAGAAAATGTCAGCCCACAATGTTTGCAGACTGACACTTGATTTATTCTGAGAAATTGATGATTGCACATCTTAAAACCTCGCCGCCGCTTTCGCCTTGCCAAATATCAGAATATCTTCCAATGCGTAACGCATGGCATCCATTAAGTGGTTGAAATCATCAATCGGTTCATTGATTTTGTTTCCGAGCTTATCTTCTGCCCAAGTGTAGTTGCTGATTTCGGTAAGGAAGTTTACGCACTTAGGATGAATGATGATTTCCAAGTTCTGTATTCTTTGGATGCCGTTCCTTACGCTGTCTCGACCCTTGATAGCGGGTTTGACACGCAGACCCATACGCCTGAGTTCATCGTTGGATTTCGGCTCGGCTGAATCAGCGGTAATACGCTCTTTGCCATAGCCCATGTTTCGGATGTTTTCGGCTATTTTGAGGTTTGACAGACCTTTTGCATACATTTCATCAAATACAAAAAGCCTTTTATCTACGGTGTCCAGCAAGCCACAAAAGAGAGCGGAAGGATCGTGTGTGTACCCGTAATCAAGACCGAAAACAGATACCACATTCGGGCGTTTTCTGATTTCGTCTACATCAAACCATTCCTCTTTCCAATTCTCATAGACCAGACCATCCACGATGCCCCATTCACCTAATCCTGCGACACGGTATCGGCGGGGGTTTCTGACTTTCATTTCCTCAAACACTTCTCTGTCAGCTTCGGAGAGCCATTCATTACAAGTGTAATCGGTGGTGATTGCCAGAATGTTTTCATCGGGATTGTCAAAGAATCTCTTTTTGATCCATGTCTTTTCGTTCCATGGGTTGAAGGTCAGAGTGATTTGCTTGAATAGTCCATCAGGAAGATCACCCAGCATAGATTCTGCCAGTGTGTCAAAATCTGCTTCGCTGGTGATCTCGTATGCTTCTTCGCTTTTCGTTGCGGATAAGCCGCTGCCGCTTATCCTCTGTATGTTTCCATACAGAGCAGACTATATCTTCTCCCTTTTCAGGGGCCTCCCGTTTCGAGTTCGCTTGAACCCTACTCTACTAACGAAAAAAGACACCCATTTCGGGGTGTCTTTTCGCTTTCGATAGTCGTTGAACGTTCTACTCGATGTCATTGTAGGCTTTGCGGTTTACTATCAGACCAATAACACGGTTTGTTACTCCATATTTTTTACTGAGCGCAACCGTTCCAAACTCTTTGCTTTGCCGAACATAGGTTTTTCTGATGTCACGCACCTGTTCTGCTGTAAGTTTGGCATTTGTGTTCGTTGATCCGATTCTTGCCGTTTTCAGACCCAGCTTGTAGGCGTGAAGCATTTGCTCTGTTCGCCAAGCCCATTCAAGATTATCAACACGGTTATTTTCTTTATTGCCGTCCTTGTGGTTTACCGTGTCTTTCCCGTCAGGGTTTGGTATAAATGCTTCTGCGACAAGTCGATGAACTCTTACCGTTTTATCCTTGCCGTTATGAATAAGTCTTACCCTGACATATCCATCTTTCGTTAGGTGCAGCTTGAGAAATCTTTCTTTTTTCTTTGCTGATCCGCACCAGCCGCCCATGCTCCGCACTCGGCCAAGGCTGCTAACTTGATAGAATCCATCGTAACCGCTAATCTCTACCCACTTTTCGGTCATGGTTTCACCTCCGCAATATCGTAAGGATATAATACCATAACTGGAAAGAATTGGCAAGTAGCTTCGCTGCTGATTGCCCTCGGCTTAACCGTTAGGGTGTCCCAGCAATTAGAGAGGTTTATTTTAAGGCTGTGAACCGATAATGTTAATCCACATCCAACAGAGAGCGCCAACTTCAACCGCTATCGAAGTGATTTTCAGAGGGTCATCCAACCCCCGGAAGTATATCTTTTGTCCAGTCGGTAAGTAGGTCGCTTCCAAAGGGCTTTCCTTGAAGTCCCAGTAGGCATCGACTTTTAGCTGATGCACCGCCCACTTGAGTTCTGTGAAGCAGGAATCTTTCAGTGTTCGGTATACCTTACGAACCACCAGCATATTAGACTTGGGATATTTCATTATGGAGCGTATCGTCCATAACGCCATCGTTTTAGATTTCTTAGAACGCCGTGAGCCTTTAACCGCTCGGTATCTGCCTTTGAACTTCCAAAACTTACCATAACCTTTGCCGACTACCTTTCTGAGATCAACAACCTCTTCATTCATCAATCTCATCATCCCCAACAAATACAACAGGCACCGCACCGCCAAGATCGACCTTCATGCCGGGGTTCTGCCCGGAAGTATCACGAATGTAAATTGCTGCCGTAGTATCGCCTTTCAGCGCCTTTGTGATCTGTGCAATCGCAATCGCATCCTCGACAGTAATGTTTTTTCCTTTGAGCGCTGCCCAGCTTTTGAGTTCGGCAACATCAGCGCTCTTTCCGTTTTTCATCGGAAGGTCAAGCAGGATTTCAAGCCGCTCACGCATCGCTTTCTTTTTTCTTTTCGCTTCGCCCGATGCAATACCGCCCTGTCTTCCATATTCCTTGCGAATATGACCCCGGAGCAACGCAAGGA